ATCTTTTTGGTTAAGCTACTTTTTAGCTGCTCATATTCTAATTCAGTACATGAGTCAATAACCAAAAACTTTTTATTATCTGAGAGTGAGAGTTCCATTATTGTTGTTCATCATCAAGTCTAATTCTATTACGAATTGCAAATGCCATATTATCCAATGTCTTAATGCATTCATAATAATAATCAACATGGGATTGTAACATATCAATCTGTGTTCTTAATGCAGAAAGGTCAGCCTTAATAAATTGATGCTTTTCACCACTGGTTAATTTAACATCGTAGTTAAGAGTATACTCTCTGTATTGATTGCGATAATAACGTTCCCACGTCGCGTTCCTTTTATATATCATGGTCTTAAAATCAGTAACCTTATCTAAAAGTATTTGTCTGTAGGATAGCATATTAACCTGACATTCTGCCAAGTCATTCATATTCTTAATCTTGTGGACAAGATCATTGATCTTATTTTTCCATTCTATTCGATCATTAGCCAATCGAGTTTCTAATTCTTCATTAGCCTGCTTTATCTGTGTATCATCAAATGCCATTAAAATATTCCTTTATCAGTTTTCTTAGACATAACCTTTATTTTAGGTTGAAACCTTTTCTTAGGATTACCGATCTTAATTCCTTTTTCCTCATGATTAAGTTCACTCTTTGTAAATTTAGTAAACAGCTTGAGTCTTTTTTGACTATCTTCAAAGTCTTCATAAAAATCATCAAATTGTTCGTTTACAAATGTTATGAAATTCTTAATCATATAAAAATAATGTCTAAATGGTTATTTGTAAAATATCTATCAATCTCCTTAAGGCACCCAGTACGATTAGTATATTCATACTTAACCAAATCATTAAGGTCTTTTACCTTTTTACTTGGTATAGCATAATCCTTTAAAAACTTATCCCACATAAATACATGTTGGCCTGCTTTAAGTTTTTCTATCATTCTAGTTTTACCTTCAACATCATTATCAAAAAAGTACCTTACTGTAGGTATTTCGTTGAATTCAATAATCTGTTTCTTAACTCCAGTTAAGCCTATTGAATTTGTCATAAACATAGAATCTATAGGGCCTTCAAATACAGTAAATTCTCTACTAAAGTCAGCCGTAAGAATACCAAACAACATTGATATCTTATTAAGATTATCTAACTCTTCGTCAGATACATTTAGTGGTTTCTTTAATCTATCATAGATTCTTTGTATGTTCCATGTTTTATATTTAGGACCATCTCCATCCAATGCTCTGGTTTGAAACCCTAATATTTTACCTTCAGGTGTTAGGTTAAAAACAAAGAGTTCTTTTCTACGAGGATCATATCCAAAGTGAGCGGCTTTATGATGAAGTAATCTACTCTTAAGATAAGGATAAGCCCTATATGTTAATGAATTAATTGGATAGACATTAAAACCTATTGCAATTTCATCAAAAGTTAATGCGAGTTCTTTTGCTTTATCAAAAAGGTAAAAATCTAAACTTTCACCAAATGAAAAGTTTCTTTTATTTTCCTTTATGTAATTTAGAACCTCTACCCTATCTTCACCTTCAAAATTTAGATTATGATCTTTTAAGAAAACATCCAATGAAACGTGAGCAGAGCAATTATAACAATGTACATATAAATCATTCCAATAAAGATTACCTCTTTTCTTTCTAGGGTTATCGGAAGAATCACCACAATAAGGACATGCAAAATTTAATCGGTCCCTACTCTCTAAAGGCCTTCTTTTTTCTGGATGAGAATGGCTATGATGAAGAACCCGGACTATCTTATCGATAATCCGAGCCCTCATCTCAGAAGAAATTACTACTTCTGTTGCCATAGGATTAAAGATCTAATCCGTTAATGAAATCATCAAAGTCATCTCCGCCTGAAGAATCCGATGGGGCTTCAGCAGTAGCCTCGGCGGTTTCAGTTACGGCTTCGGCCGCTTTTTCAACCTTCTTTGGTTGAGAAGCAGGTTCAGACTTTTTCATAACAGTTTCAATAGAAGCTCCCGGCGAGCTATATTGAGAAAGTACATTCATTACTTTGTTACGAGTCTCGTCATTCCATGCTTTGTAATCAAAGTTACCAAGATCCGGTGCGTCCTTAAGGAATTCCAAGATTGCCTTTCTTCCTTCGTCGGAATCAGTTACATTTTCACCTTGGATAGCCATTGAGGATTTAGAACCTTGGAATTTACAAGAATCGTAGTTAGGATAACCACCTTTCTTAGAGATCACCAATTCAAAGTTCTTACCTTCAAATGGATCAAATACCTGAGTAGGTTCATCAAACTGTGGATTTAATTCTTCATCAATCTTAGTCTTAATCTTATATCCAAATTTGAATACTTTGATTTGACCTTCAAGATCTCTGTTCTGTGGATCCTTTACGATTTGAACCAATGCATAGAATACTTCTCTACGCTTTAAACTTTCGGACATCTTTTTGTCTACTGCAGATTCACTGTTACGAAGTTTGAAGAACATATCCTGTACCGGACACTTATCTCCAACGGTAGATGGTGAATCAGCGTAGAAACCATTTCCGTCACGGTCTTCTAACCAGTAGACGAATTTACGAACGAAAGGTTTGCGTGGATTTTTAATGTTAGGTAAGAACCTAATTAGAGAACGGTAAGTACCGTCTTGCCCTTGGTCGGGCTTCGGAGTGTAGAGATCAGAACCACCGGTTCTTTCTCTGTCGCCAGTGTCAAGGTCATTAACGCTTACACTGAAGATGTCAAATTCATTTGCCATTTTACTTTGCCTTTTTTTAAGTTTAACTTTTGTTTATTAAAAGCCTTAACTTAGCATTGCCTATTTGCGTGCCCGGGAATTGCCAATATACTTTGCCTTGTTAGTGCCAGTTTAAAAGTCCCTGAATAATCAGTTCCTTTGTTAATTATATATCCGATCCCCTACTTAGTTTCAGCGAATTTGAATATTTTTATCAAAAAGTATTGCGGTGACATCATTGTCCCTAATACTAAATACCTTTTGCCCATCAACTTCAAATTCGGTACCAGCCAAGTCATGGAATAATACACGAACCCCTTCTTCATAATCAGTATCTTCTACATCTGGACCTACAGAAATAATTGTACCTGAGTAAGGTGGGGCATGCTGCCCTTCCAATTTTGGTACATAGATTAAACCAATTTTGTCTGGTTGTTCATCCTTTATAAGAATTATTCTATTTTTTATTGCCTTTATCATAAAAAAACTGAAACTATTTTCCAGATCTACAATATAAAATTTAACTGATTGATTGAAAGAATAGTATTTATTGGTTAGCTTGTATAGATTTAAGTATAAAGTATGAATCTACAAGATCATCTACGGGTTTTGGGATCTTTTCCGAAAAGTCCTTTCCTTTGCACCATTTCCAAAATTTTGTATCTCTAAGATCTTTATCATTAAGGACATCATCCTGGAATGCTTTAACCATATAATGTTTATTTGCATTTCCTTTTCCGGCTAATTTCTTAACATGTGAAGGTTGATACACATTAATCTTTTCCGAACCGTATGCCTGTAAAATAGCATTCCTTAAAAAAGTATTGTATTGAACAATGTCAATAAATGAATTTCCTTTAGAGCCATAAGAAAAGCCCTCCAAACCAATCGTGACATTTTGGGTTCCGTGAAACGTGATTAAAATATTTGACATAAGTTCTGCAATTGCAGCTCCATCATCTAACTTTTGCCGTTCTCTTGTTAAAAAATCTTTACTACTAACCTCTCTATTATAAGGTATGGCTAAAATCGTGTTATTATCAGATAGTTCTTTATGAACACTAAACGCTTTTGGAATCTTTTCACCATCCCATAAACGATTACCGAAATTAAAAAATGAAATAAATTTGTACTTACCCTTATTGTCCTGAGTACAGACCGCTGGGCTATTAAGAGAAAAGTCTATTCCTATGTAAGTCACTTTAAGTATATTAGAGCCTCTTACCTAATACTGCACCTAGCGCAGCACCAACTAATCGACTGGTTAGTAAATCATAAAGAGCACCCTTCTCAATTCCTAATACTTTTGCAAGAGCTTTACCTACTGCCTTTCCTAAAGCAAAACCAGTAAGACCACCTAAAATGGAACCTATAATACCTTCGTTGACAACTTCTTCAACAATTTCTTCAAGATCACGACCATTTTTGTTTTCTTCCATGATACGAGATACTACTTCATCAATAGCAGCTTCCTGCTCCTCTGTTAATTCCGATTCATTTAAGATATTATTAATTTCAATTGAATCATTATGAGCCTCGGTAAGATAATCTTTAAATGTCTTCATTTTCTACTTATTGATTTAATTATATATTAGCTAAGATTTACTACTATATCTAGAATGTTATAAGAGAACTCTATATCAAATGTTTGAAATTCAATAGTATTACTTGAAAAGTTAAGATCCAATGAACTAACACTAGACATAATCATTTCTCCTAACCTAGCAGTAACAAACACATTACCTTCGCCATCCAGCATTTGTATTCCTACACCTTCTGGTAAAAATGGATTCTTACCATCTAACCTATAATAATAGTCAAAGACTTCAACGGCCATCCAATAATTAACCCAGCCATCAAAGGCTTGCATTGTTACCGTTAGTGATTTATCATAGAGCTCTTGTTTAGGTATGCTTGATCTAAATCTTCTAGTATTACCAGGAAAATCATTTTGTGTAGTAGGATCAAAACTAGGACCTGGTAAATTTAATGATTGGATGCCATAATTAAAAAAGTCAATAGGCTCCTTGATTAAACCGCCAGGCATGCGATTAAGATAAGGCCTATACTTATCTGCAATTTCCTGAGGTATAAAGTTTCTTGGAAACGAAAACCTAAATTGATTATTTCTTGCGCTTAATAACATATCTTATTGAATTGTAACTCCTCCTACTCCACTCAGGCCACTAACACCCTGTTTTCTGCCTGCAACATCAATCGGACCAGGAGGATTAGATGCTGTTGTAATTATAGAAGATACTCCTGAAGTACCTGATGTAACAGGATTTACGTCTAATGTATAATTTTGTAAATTCCTAGAAGCTGCTATATAATTAAAGCCACTATTTCCAGATGAAGCCAAAGCATTTTGTTGTTGCATTTGTAATTGAGCCAACTCGGCTGCACGCTGAGCCGCCTGTGCTTCAGCCAATAATGTCTCAGCCTGTGAATCACCTAAGGCTTCGCTTAATGTTGCAACTTCATTTGTAAGATTAACATTACTATTGTTAAGAGCTTCTATGGTAACTAGTTGCTCTTCATTCGTTTCAGTTAAATCCGATACGGTAGTGTTAAGAGCTTCTATTTTTGATTGTAGTTCTGCGAGTTCTTTAGAATACTGAATTCTTAATTCCTCTATTTGATCGGTAGTTGATTGTTTTGCACCATCCTCAAACGACAAAAAGGTTCCAGTATAAACCACAGATTCATCAGATGCACCATCATCATCAGACATAATAGTTGATATGTAAAAGTTTCTGTTATCTAATGCAAGTATCTTTTTTGAATTTTCCTTATCTATTCTAAACAACACTTGCCCAGATGACATATCAATATCCTGTACATTTGTATAATTAGGAATTCTTATTTCATCATTCTGACCAATAAAAACTATATAAAGAGTACCCACATTAGTTAGATCAATTGGAACATTCTCAGAATTGATTTCATTAAAGAGTGTAAACAAAAAGTAATCATCAAAAGGAGATATTTTAATAACACCATCTCCCTGTAATTTAGGAACTTCATTTACAGAAAGAGATTTAAACTTCTTATAAATCCGAGTCTCCTTTTCGGTTAATGCTATATTAGTTTGTACCGCCATCTGTTTCTGTTATGTTTTGTATTTTTACTGGTGCTATTGATGCCTTTACATTTATTCTATCTCTAAAGCTAGTAACATACTTAGTCTTAACTACTAATTTTTCTGCAATTTGTTCAGATGTATTAGCTCTGTTAGATCCTAAAGAAGACCCTGTTGAAACAATAATATTTCTACCGTCATCAGGTACTATTTGATTAACTACATTAGCAACAGTAGGAACTACCCCTAAATTAATTTTCATAAGTCTTCTACCATACTTTTTAGTATCGGTTGAAACTAGTCTAGCATTTTTAATAATCTGTGTACTGTCGGCTCTGTTATAAAGTCTTAATGTATAATTAATTGCAAATGATACTGCTATTGCACTATTAAGTATAATTGGCCTAAATAAGATAGGCTCGTCAAAATCAGTAGTTTGTGATATTATCTGGTTGCTTGATTGTTCAAATATACTTCCAATCTGTTCGCTGACAGTAATTTCATGGAATATTATGTAATCACCACCAGAAGAATTTAACTGGGCAATAAAATTAGATAGAGAAGACCCTGTGACTATCCCAGTTAGTTCAAAATAATCACCTATACTTGATTCAATAACCTGTGCATAAAGATTATCATAAATATCTCTACTTAATATATTAACTGCATTAAGTTCACGTACTTCATAAAAGCTATAGCCGTTATCAACAGTGGTGTTTGATATTCCTAATACTTGCAAATTTAATGTTGGAGTACTCTTAAAGCCTTGACCTTCTGTTAGTCTATAACCTAAACCATTAGGATCACTTGTAACAAAATTATCATTCATAAAGTACAGAGAAGGTACTCTCCACTCAATGTATGTTGAGAATAACTTGTCTGCTATAAGCAAAGGGTCAGGGTTAAATACTGGAGTATCATCTCTTAGAAAATTAATTGCAGAAAGATTAATATCAACACCGTCTCTCCTTGGACACGTTACATTAAAAATTAAACCATCAAAACCTTGGAAATTAAATCCTGCAATAAAATGTACCCTAACTCTATCATATTCAATATTTAAGAATGGAGCAAAAGTTTGCAATAGGTTAGCGCTATCGGTTAATTCCGGATCATAATCATTATAAGGTACACCTACATCAGTATCTAATGATACATATTGTGTTTTATTTTGGTTTAATGCAACAGCTGATATGTCCCTATAGTTACCCATGGTAGTAGAAACAGAATCCGTATTAAACATATAAGATCCTCCTGTATGCCCATCTCTCATTATCTCTATTGGGTAAGTAGAGGTATTAAATGTCGTAGGATTCGTTTGATCGGTATAAATATACTCAATCAAGATCTCTGGGGTTATTTGTATAAATCTAGAAGATTCCATCTATTCTATTTATTTACCATTGCAAAAACTTAGGAGTATAACCTAGACCTATACCTACATAAGGAGTAAATCCATTATTGCCATATCCAACACCTAATTGTAATCCAATGCCTAATGTCTTTCTGTTTTGTTTTTGTAAATCTAAAAAACCTTTACTGTTTTGGTCTATCAGTATTCCTTGCGCGCTATTAAAAGTTGTTCCTGGGTAATCAGTTTCAAGATTTACAAAAACTTCTTTAGTTTTTCTATCTCTTAGTATAGAAGCCGTTAACCAAATATTTTGACTAAGATCAATAGTAGCATTACCTAGATCTATTGTACTGTCGTGTGCTTCATAAGGTACGATAACACCAATTTCTCTAAAACTATTACCCCAGGTAGCAGAGTCTTTAATTTCAAATGCTGAACTAAAATTACCAATGACAGTATCAATCACGGTAACTGGTACTTCAACAATAACCTCCTTAATAACAGTCTTAGTTTCTATTATTGTAATAGGTGGTTTGTTTTTCTCATATCTAAGGTCTTCCTCTAACTCATCTATAGTTAAATTTAATGCCATGACCTCGGCCTCAGCATTACCCTTTTCATTAATGTAGTTTTCAATTTCATCCAATGAAGCCTTCCAGTTATTCTCTATTCTTGTAGCCTCCCCTTTAGCTTCAGCGGTAGCTTGACACTGCCTTAAAAACAAAATACATAACACGACAATACCACCTAGTAAAAACATTCTAGTATTTTTAGGATCGGTAATTATGCTTAATATGTTTCTAATAACTATCATAGACCTTCTTCGTAAAGCTGTAGTAACTTATAAGGGGTTACTTCATTTGCTCCATATTTTTCGATTAATCTTTTCATAAAAGTTTCTTCCTTTTTCTTAAGGCCGTCCAACTCATCAAAAAGATTATCTCTTTTTTCTGCCAAAGATTCAATGCTCTTTTGCATTAGTTCAATTGATGTTTCAATTTCTTTATAGCGATCTATAAAGCTCTTAAGTTCTTTTCTATCTTCTGTATTCATTTCTTAACTATTAAGAATATGTTTGTGTATTTTCAACCGCCTTAAACGTTCCACTCGTAGCACTAATTACACCAGGTCCACCTACCATGATCCAACCCATAGTCCTCTTCCTGTAAATAGTACTAGTAGTACTTTGCTCAGCTGCCTGGTATGTTCTACCACTCCAAATAAACTCGGCTAAAAATTCGGAACCGTTTCTGGGTGATGCACCAACCTTCCCAACTGACATTTGAGCAATCTGCTCATAAGTCGTACTGGTGCCATTAGCTGATGACTTAATTAAAATATCTATAGTTCCCCCAGTACCACTTGATGAAGGCCACTCAAAAAGAAAAGCACCAGTGATAAGCCGACTCGGTGCAGCTGTTATATGTAAAACTAGTTTTTGTCCTTCGTACGCCCCATCCGGTAAATAGAAATCAAATGAATCATCTGATGCTACTGGTGAACTCTCAGTAGGTCCTCCGGGCCAAGCAAATTGGATATCAAGATAGGTTGCATCCATATAAGCAGCCGGTACAGTATAGCCTGTTCCACCAGAACCCCCTGTAATACCTGCAGTACATGGGTTGACGTTTAACGATCTCCTAACATACCTAAGTCTATTTCCAATTTCGGTTGTATCACGTTTTGCATGGAACAGGGTATGATCCCTACTGGAAATGCTATCCTTAGCATCCAGTTTAAATCCCATAATACCGGTATTTGCAGAATTACCATCTACATAAACACCTGCATTATAAATCTCAGTTGAATTAACAAAGCTAGACGCGCTAGTGCTTGTTGCGACTCTTATACCTAAATCTAAAGAGGAACCCATACTCACCCTTTGTACAATTAGAGGAGGGTTGGTTGAAGCTCCCCCATTTCTAATAAGTATTTGTCGTGTTGAGGTATAAGGGCTTACAGAACCAACACCAGATTCATCCCATACTACGTTACCTGTAAGTTTTGTACCACCTCCAGTAATTGAACTGTTATCTACAAAAAGTTGATGGGTACCGCTCTGTGCTCTTAACTTTATATCAGGTCCAATAAGTTGAATATCATCCGCAACAAAACCTACATCATCAGCTGAACCGCTAATAGCAAAACCGTTTAAATCAATTGTCCCACCTGTCCCGGCTTGTAAAATAAAGTCATTACTATTTGTATTAATTTGAACGTCTCCTAATGAAGATTCAATAGTAACATTACTTGGTTCAACTATTATAAAGTTGTTACCAATTCTCATCCCTACTTCAGTGCCGCCAACAAATCTAACATTATCAGCAGAACCATATATTCTTCCTGTATTTGTAGTAGTTGTAGGTGCTGAAATATTTCCACCCAATTCAAGCAGAGCAGATGAAGATGTATTTGTACTGGCCACAGAAAACTTTGCAGGAGTAGCAGGATTTGACGTATTAACAGTAAATGTAATATCTGAGTGCTCAGAAACTAAACCTGATGGGGTATTATCAACACCAGATATAATATCAATCTGTTTACCTGCTCTAAATTGTTGCCCTCTCATGGATGTATTAAGATTAAATCCAATAAGATCACTGATAACTGTAGGTGATGTAGCGGCTTTAGGTACATTAATATTTAAGGTATCATCCTCGGTTAATTTTATACCTGACAGTTTGGTAACATCATCTTGTTCAAAGTTTTCAGTTAAAAGGGCGCCACCGCCCATAAACTTAATAGCGCTAGTAGCACTATCCTTTTGGTGAATAATAGTACTCACAACGGATGAATCTAAATCTTCCATCATTGCTGTGCTTATCTGATACGCATCAGTATAAGTTATACCAGAAGTTGCAGGTGCATTTTGAGGTATACCTGCAATGATTAGAGAAGGTACCGCTTCATTAGATGAATTGGCACCACCTGCGGTACCACTAGGCATCAGCGTAGGGTATGCAACGTTTTCATTACCAGCCGGTGCTCCACCTGGAAAACCGCCAAAGAATAGAAAACCATCTGCGCTCCCTGCAGGTCCTACAGGTCCAGTTAAATCAATAGGTGTTATAACCCAAGATGTTCCATTATACTTCCACACCACCCCATTCGCATCAAGATAATTATCACCTTCAATAAGATCCGTGAAAATCAATGTGTTAGGATCGGTTGCAGTTACATTAGGATCTTCATACCACCTTTCTCCTCTAATACCTCTGCCTCCAATTGGACCAGTAGGCCCAGCTACACCAGCAGGTCCAACGGGACCTCCACCATTCAGAATAAGCTGGTCAAAATTAAAATTAATTTTATCAACTGCCTGTGATATGGTATCCGATGCTAGCAGTTCTTGTATAGTAATTGGCATTCCTTTATTTATTTTTTAACTAGTGTAACACTGAACCCAAAAGATTCAGAGAAACCGGTCCTTTTGTTATATATTAGCCTTAAATCAAATGGGTTTGTATTAAGTATTTTAGATGATACATTATTATCTATTGAAAGACCAGCACTACCCTTTTCAGAATTAGTTAATTCAGCCGTATCGTAATTAGGAGGTACGTTGGCTCTATTGGTTCTAACATAGAAATTAATGCTACCTATTTTATATAGCTTTAATATATTTTGTTCAATGTATTGGTTAACATCATCATCTAAAGTTTCAATATTTCCAAATCCAAATTTAGGATTAACGTATTCTTCAAACTTAGGTCTAATCTCATTAAATAAGTATTCTGTTAATCTCTTTTGTATAAAAAGGTAAAACTTAATATTGGCTTCATCTTCTTCATACATAAAGGTTCCATCAATTAGAGCAGGATCATTTATTGCATCCCTAAAGAATTCACTAGGTATAAAGGTCTCTAAGGTTATCTGCTCCGGTACCTTAAGATATTTTGAACCAAAAAATGATTTCTTTTCCATCATTGACCTAGTACCAATCACGGATTGTATCTTAGACTTATCAATACTTTTTATAAAATAGCCCGGTTCCCAATTTGATGAAAATACATAAAAATCCTTATAGTCTATACCTACCTCATTAATTAATGGATATAGGCTAAGAAATGCACTATCATTAGATAACTCTAAAATCGTAGATGGATCTTCTTGGTTAACCTTATGATAGAAAAAGTTTTTTAGTTGTCCGAAATTTAAATAGGTACTATTAAATTCTGCATTAGCATATCTACATAATTCAAAAACCTTAAACTTATAAACCTCATCAGGTATAATAGGATATGACGTACTACCCGTGTTACCTGTATTATAAGAATTATCAAAATCTATATTTGAGTATGGGTCTTTAAAAAACAACACAGGGGTAGCAATAGGTTCGTACCAACCTGAATGCCTACCTATAGGATTTATTCTTGGTTTTGTTTGTAATGATAAATCATAACCAATAATATCAGTTAAGTTAAATGCAGTTGGTTTATTAGGATCCGGTAAAACTCCAATATAAGAAGCCTTCAAAATATCATCTTGTGCTCTTAACTGAACGGCGAAAGTCATAGCAAGACTACCATCAGGATTAAGAACCCTATTCCCATTCTTATCTATAGTTTCATAAATAATGTTAGGGTCTCCATCATTAACTGCATTTAATATTTCAGCAAAACTAACTCTATTTAATACATCAGTATATTCATTATATCCACCGCCAAGTACAACATAATTTGCTCTCTTTAATGAAATAGAAGGTACAGTTGGATCAGGTAAAGTAATATTAACGCCGTTCTTTGTTATCTCATTTGCATAAAGCTGATTATCATTTAATACCCTACTTATTCCTTTAATAATATAAGTATCACCCGTTCCTTCTATTTTAAAACCAATGTCATTAAACTGCCCCGATGATCCAATTTGAATATCTCTAATAAATTTAGTATCATTACCAAAGATATCAGGTACACCTTGAATAAGATATGCATTAACGGCAGGTTCCCAATTAGAAGAAGTAAAACTAATTGAGCCTTGCATTACCGAGTCTTGATACGAATATGAGCCGTATGAAACATCAGGCGAACAGTCTGCTAAAGTCTCGATTGAACTGTTCATTGAATACAAAGAAGTTCTATCTACAGATTGACTACCGCCATTTAAGCATGCATTATCAAATGAAATAAAGATAAGCATAACAACGGTTTTCCATTTCTCATTCTTTATAAATTTAATCTGATTCTTTGGCTTATCTGGCGCATTAGGCACCAGCATAACAGAGAACCTATAATCGTTAAACCTCCCATCTCTAATGTATGATAATTTCTTGGCATTAAAGTTAGGTTTCTCTTCACCGCTGGATTTAGGCTTTACTGAAACTCTAACACCTCTTAAAAATGCTTCTGCAAAATTTTGTCTATCACCGCCAGTAAATCTTCCATATCTGAGTTGTCTATCTATTAAATTTATAGAACCTCCAGTTTTAAATCTATCTGTTATAAAATATTCATTAAAGAAATTCTTATCTGTTCTTTGGAATGTACCTGGTACATAATCACCATTTTTATCAAAGCTGCTATCAATTGGGGCTGCGTCAAAGTAACTCCACGATGATTTTATAGCATTATCGGTAAAGTAAGATGGAAATTCACATAAGTAATACCATTCATGGCTGAATCCTTGTGGGGATCTACCCGTATCCCATTTAGATGGGGCAAAGTTATTAGTACCAAAGGCAAGACTTAAGTCTAATCTATATGGGTGATTTCTTACATCAGTTCCATTATTATACCACCCCCATTTATTTATGTAAGGAATAATTCTAGAAGCAACCGCCTGTTGCTTTAAATAATTTTCTTCTAATCTTTTATACTCTGATGAAATAGAAGAGTCAAAAATAACATCAGGATCGGAATCTTTAAGTAATCCTATCAGGTTAGTAAAACCACCTGCATCATAAAACTCTCTAATGTCGTTCCATGCACTAATCCCGGTATAATTTATAGAACCGCCCGTAGAACCACCTGTAGTACCAGTAGCAGTTCCATCATATTGATTATATTCAGCTATCTCATAATTAAGTTCACCAAGCTCACTATATAAATCACTATAAAAATCAAAGTCAAAATCTTTAACCGGGAAGAACGAAAATCTACCAAATGATGGTTTATAATCAGAATACAATTGAACCTGACCAGATCTTGTTACATCAATTTGATTATCTTCAATCGTAATTATGACATATTTATCAACATCGGTATATCCTAATTGATTACCTCTACCGTCAAAAATAGGCTCTTCTAAATAAGGAACCCAATCAGATATTAATGCAAACCCAGATTGTGTCTTTACATAATTACCTTTAACAAATCTAAGTTGGTCACCTGCAGTTACTTTTAATAAAGATGAGGTCTTATCATTACCTCCAACAAAATTTACGGTTTCATTACCGACAGAGGTTGAAGGATAGCTTTCAATATTTCCTTCAAGTTCGCTAGGGTAATCATCCCAGTTTATTTTAATCTTAAGCCTATTAAATCTTGATCCACTAAACCTACTGGTAAAATAAACAGTTGATCCATTGATGGTAGCATTAAAAAATCTTTTATCAGGAATAATACCAAAAGTCACAGCCTTTGTTATAGCCTTTGCAATTTCGGCGGTTGTACCTTTAGGATTAAAAAATGATTCAAATGAAGTACCTGGTCCATTAGTTAAAGATTCATTAGCAGCAACCTGACCTATCTGGGCATTGCCATCATAGAATGTGATTGTGGCACCTATAGGTAATTCTCCTAGTATGTTAATAAACGAAGATGATGATCCTGCTTTATTAATGATCGTTGCATTTGCAAAAGTATCAGGATTTTTATATCCTGCAAGTTTTGATATATCAATCTTTTTATCAAAAAGTCTAATTTGATTCTTGCCCCACCTGGATCCTTTTTTAACAGTATGAAATTGGTTTGTTTTATCTTTAACATAAAAAATAGACTCTACTTCATTTACCCTCTGTGGTGTAGGTAATCCTGTAATCTCTGTCGTTTTAGAAGGATCAAGAAATACCAATATTCCATTTTCATTTGTCATTTCAAATGGCTTATTAAGATACTGGGAAACTTCATTAATAGACTTAATAGTAGGTAATTGTGTCTTTTCAGTATTCTTATAAAAACCTTCACCTGATATATCAAAGGTACCTTCTTCTATTTCATTAACATATAAACCAAAATATCTATTAATTGAATAATCATCTGCATCAGGATCAGAGAATAAAAACTCCATGTTAATCAGATTAGCCAAAAGAATACCGTTTCTCTCAAACCCTTGGGTAAAGAAAAATTCATTTTGAACAATAGTAGCATCTTGGCCTATTAAATCATCATAAGAAAAACTCCCACCTGAACTAAACCCACCTTTCTTATATGAAATACCATTCCATGTAATGGGCTCATCCTTTCTCCAACTTACAGTTAATGGGGCTTTAGGAAATCCTTCTTTATTTCTATATCTTCTAATATAAGATCCTAGCTTAGAATTTTCAGTAAGATCAAATGTCTTTATTGCTGTACAATTTTGCAATACAAACTCAGTAAAGTTTTCAGAGGTCTGTGCTAAGGTTTCATCTTCATTAGGTGATAAGGCATCTGTATTATTTACAGCAGACGGGTTATCTAACCTAAATATAACAAAGTAATTAGGTATTTTTTGATTTAACCATAAAGGGGATAGCATACCTAAGTTTTCATTATACGCTTCAGATGCTATTGATCTTGTACCCGCAGAGTAAAACATTTCATATTGTCCTGCGTATGATGACAATACAGATACATCCTCAAATTCTTGAAATACCTCGTAAGCTAAATCTACTGGAAACTTCCCTCTTTGGAAAAAGTTAAAAACATCAGTATCATAAGTTTGACTTCCGTCAATCTTAAAGGCCTTAAATGATGAAGATGACAAAGGGCCATTTGCACTAAATGATTCTAAGTATATGTCATTACCATTACTTACGAGCTTAACATTCCCGGTTAATTTGGGGTTGGTTCTTAATAAGTTAAACGATGCTTTATCTAATAAGGTCTCGGCCATCTATTTTTCACTTTTTTTATTTATTCACCATGAAGGTAGTGAAAAGTTAGATCGTACCTTATTGAGTAGCCTCATTCACAAACCCTTTACTGATCGCAGAAGAAGACCCACCACCAGTTCTCACCACCTCGTTAACCTTAGTGGCAGTTACTGAAGGTGATAATTTAGAAATTACCTTTTCTAAATCATTCAATCCTTTGGTAACAGTTGCAGCAGGGAATACATCTACATTAAGATTATCTGACTTATACTTAGCAAATATTTCAACATCAAATTGATATGGTTCTACACTATTAGGATAAACATCAAATCCAATTTTCTTTGAATACGTTAAATTAGTTGTTGCCCCAGTACTATCACCTGCAATATTTCCTAACCCACCACCTGAACCTGCGCCAGTACCAAAATAATCAGTCATTCTATATTGGAATACTAAAGGTATGTTGATAGAATTAGAAGATCCGAATTGTACAATTTTGCTAGACTGGACTGAATCCCCATCTACTTGTATTACTTCATGATCGTCGGCAGAAATAAAGAGATAAGATCCACATGTATTTTTACCTAATAAGTATTGATCAAATGCCTCAAACGAAGTTTTAATATTTCTACCGTAATCAACAAAATCCGGATCCGTTTCATCGCTAAGAGCAGGTATCGCTGCTAACGTTGGGCTCGTTTGTAATGTTTGACCCGTACCTGTAAATGTTATAGGAGTTGCATTTGCTAAAGTGTTTAAATCATTAGCATTTTCATTTAGATAGATTGCCTGTTTTTTGCCTTTAACCTGATCTGATGTTAATGGAATAAATTTAGACTGTCTAAACAAAATTGGGGCAGTACCATTACCACCGGATGTACAATCAATAGCTGCAGATAACACAGTAGGTAATGTAGTATTATCCCCGGTTAAACTTACATATGCGGATCTATATGCCTCATATGAAGTTACCCAAGGGTGAGTAATATGTACCTCAATGGTCTCATCACCTTGAGGCAAATCATAAGCAGCAGCCGATGTTGGGTTTCCACTTGCATCAAAGCCACCACCCCAAATAAATTGACCTGAAGTAAAGGTTGTATCAAACGTATCTTTTAGGTAAAAGTTTTCTGTTGTATCTAAATTAAATGTATAGTCGCCACTAGGGTTGATATAATCATAGAATGATTCTTCAGAAGATACGTCCTGAAATCTTGAATAAATTAATTGATTTTTATTCTGCGCAGATTGGTAAGGCGCCAATGAAACATCCTGTCCATATTTATTATCAACATCAACTGTTGGGTTGGTTAAAAGGATAGGTGTTAAATCGTACTTACGAATAGTATTATAATCTGAATCATTTGTATCATAAGTAGCTTTACCGTTACTTTGATTGGCTTGGCTATTATCTAACCAAGAATATGTGGCAGGTAATATTACACTACCACCTGAGGCTTCAGATAAAGAGTATGATGGGTTTTCGGATTGTTTACCCATTCTAACACGAGAACCTGCTAATCTTGAAATTAATCTTAAGCCAGTTTGTTCAGTGTTAGCCAAATTAATAAAGAATGTTTTAGTAACAACCGCTCCTCTAGGATCATCCAAATCCTTAACTTCATTAAAATAAAATCCAGCAAATATCTTAGTTGTTGCATTCTTTTTAAGCCTTTGTACATTTCCTTGTTCATCCAATAAAGTAACCGATAGCTCACCTGCAGCATTTCTAAGAATTTCAGCGAACTCATCCAATCTTGCCTGCATCTCTGATAGCTTAGTAAACAGATCAATAGGTGTTTGGTTTTCTGATAAAAATCCTGAAGCAATAACCGGAGCACCGTGTGCAAAATAAGTTTCATTTGCGGTAAATGAACTTGATAAATGTTCATTAATTCCTTGCGCGTCCAATTGCTCTTGTAAACTAACTTTTGCTAAGTCTTCAGAGTTTTGAGCAAGTATAGACTCAACCGCGCTGTCTGAACTTAAATCTGCAGGAAACTCAATCCTGGTAGCAGCAGACCAATCGCTCTCAATAGGATTAGATGGCCACCCTGCCTCAGATATAGATTTTACTTGTACTTCAACAATTTCTCCCTTTCTTATTGGTATATCCAGTTGATTAATATTGACAGCATCTGCATTGTCATTATCAATAGGTGCCCATTCATAAAGACCAGTAATACTATTTTTAGATCTTGGTCTTAATACGCTTTCAACAATATTCCAATTGGAGAAAGCACCTTGGCTAGCAGTTTGTCCATCTTCATATGTAAATTGGTCAACTGGGTTGGCTGCGCCATCTTGTGAAAGATATCTATATCTTATTTTATATTTAATAATTGATTGTACCCCTGTTGCAGGGCTAGATTTTTCGGCAGGCATTGGCCAAAAACCTCTAACTCTATATTTAGGAGTTACACTACCTACAGAATTATCTTTACTCTTAGCATCAATCTCTTTTACCACAGATGAATAAAGCTGTGCATTAGAAGACCTTTCCGTAATTAAGCCCTGTAAAGCATTCTTATCGGCATTTCTCTCAACGCTTGTTGCGTAATTGGTAGTTTGTATCTTTGTTCTAGTTTGGGATATTGCACTATCCAATTCTTTAATTCCAGATTCAAGAGTATTCTTTTGGTTATTTAAATCCTCTAATTGTACAATTGCATCTGAATTTGTAACTTGCCCATTAATAAGCTTTACGCTAAAATCAGTAGATGATAAAACTGGAGCATTAGGTACCAGCCCCTCTCTACTCGTTGGCATCTTATCTTGCGCAAATGATAATAAGAATCTACCGAAGTCAACAGCATTACGTTGATAATAATCAGCTAATGTTTGCCTCGTACCATTTGATGCAATAGTAGTTAAAGTATTAGTATAGAAACCAGAACCCGGTGACCAATTAACAGAAGGTATCTTTGAATCCGGATCAATAGGCTTAATAAAGGTAACACACCTTTCATTAAACCCTACGGTAACATCAACCTGAACTTGATCATTTAAAGCAGAGCCTATCTTAAGAATATCTGCGCCTATCTGAATTGGTTTACTACCTTCAACCAATTCTAAAATTACTGTGTTTGTACTACTATCAACATTCTTAACTATGTATCTAGTATCAATAGGGTTTGATATAACCTCTAATGAATCTCCTACTTTAAGTTGGATTGTATCTGGAAAATCAGCCTCAGCGTCAGAATAGAAAAGCTTATTTAATTTATATTGTTTTTTCTTTGTTGTAACAGTTACCCCGTTCACCTCCTCGGTAAAATCAGTTTCAGTAATTCTGGTTACGCCAAACTTACCACTATATCTTTTTACTCTAGGTGGTAAATCAACAACGGCTTCATCCAATACATATGAAATGTTTCTTTCAACTATACTCTGTAAAAAGTCATTATAGCTAATTTCAGATCTCCCATTGTAAGTATTATCAAAAAACTGAATTTTGCTTTGTGTATTGGTATCTAATATGTATCTTTGGATAATTGCTCTTTCGGTATCAATAGGTACCTGATCAGTTAAATCAAACGAAACATAAAGTAAAGGATTAATAAGTTCTTCAAAAAACCAATTAGGCTTAATATTAAATTCATTAACAGAATTGATTCCTGTTAGGTCAGGTGCTTCTGTTGGTAACTTTGCTAGAACTAATTTTCTAAATGTCCCATCAGAAAGTCTTATTGAACTCCCACCACCGTCTACATTAGTTATAGTATTAACATTAGCATCTAATCTATCAATAGAGTTTTTCAAAAAGCCAAACGAAGGCACGGTAACACGCTGGTTAGTACCATCCTCGGTCTGTAAGTTAATCGTGACAGAATCCCTACTTGAGGTAATTGCCTGATTCACTTTTTCAAAGCTCTCCATAGAATTATTAAAGAGTCTTAATAATTCAGGTAAGAGAGTAGATATTGAGTTTTGTTCGGCCATCAGTTTTTATACTTTTATTATTTATTTGATAATAT